ACAAGGTCTTGAAACAATCCAGTGTAATTAGGATCATTCATGCCGCTGTAAACGACACCGCCCAATGCATTCATACTCAATCTGCCGGGGCCAGCCCGCACGCCAGTCACAGCGCCAGTCTTCGGGTCAACTGTTCCTGTTTGCGATGTCTGAGCTAATCGCTGCATTTGTCCAAGTCTAAAGGCAGCCGAATCAGCCGCATCTGGCGCATTGAAAAGATTGCCTAATATTCCATCAGACAATATTGAATCAGCAAACGTGCCGGGCGCATTGCCGCCATAAAGTTCATCATAAGCATCAGCAAAGAAGCCGCTTTCTGCATCCCTGCGCCCTGCTGCTCCCTGCACAGTATTGCGTGCATCGGTGCCGCCGTTTGCATATGATTGCTGCGCGGCTTTGTTTACAAGTGCTTCAACGATTGCGGCCTGTTCTGCATTGCCTGATCCCGGCATTGACCCCGCCGGTATGCCGCCACCTGATGGGGCAGCAAACGGATCAGGCGCACTAGCAGACACGGCCAGCATTTCCCGGTCTGTAAGTCCACCACCGGCTTGTCTTGTTAAAGCATCTTGCATTTGCTCAATTGTGAAGAGAGAACTACTGTCAGGAACAGCAGCAGTTGTATCTTGTCGAGAACCAAAGTTTCGCCCATCAGGATATGTAGGCGCAACAGTTGCGACTTGGCGCGGTGTCACACCGAAATTTTGATTTCTCTCCGATGGCGTAGGCGCACCACGGCTAGCCCGGTCATCATTAAAATCCTGCTGTCGCTGCGGTCTTGGACTTGGATTAGCTGGGCCAGCTTGTGCTGGTGGCTGATTAGTCCGGCCTCGCTCTACACCACGGTTTGAATCACCGCCACCACTAGGGCCGTCACTCTTATAGCAAATTCTGTTTTCGACTAAGTTACCGAACACCACAATTTCCCCTTATGAAGCCTATTAGCGCGTCCAATTACGCCCTTACCAAATATTGCGCGTAAGTGCGCACGGCCCTCGCGCACAATCTCTCTAACGCCGCCATAGGGCGCTATAAAGTCGATCAGCCACAGGCTTTTGCCAGCCTGCCAATCGTCTGGTTGCAACTTGCGTGTGCCATCAAGATAACCTTGCTCCGCATCTTCATTGAGCATTGCCCAAGTTAGAAATGCCACTGGATGGCTTTCAACTTCCCAGATGCGAAACTGCTGGGCTGCAACCGGCGGCAGAATTAGCCGGTGTATGTCAGCCACCGTGTAATTCTCATGCTCATCACTCTGGCCCATTAGCCAAGTCATTTTGCCAACTGCCTCGATGTTCTTCATCCGTTTGTCACCACCTTGGCAGCATCAATTTCCAGCTTTTGCTGCTTAAAGTCGGCATCCTGCGCGGCTTTTTGCTGATCAAGCTGCAAGCGTGCAACTTTGACTTGTGCATCGGCTGCTGCCTGCTGTGTCTGCGCCTGCACCTTGGCGGCTTCCACCTCAATCAGTTTATCTTGCGGCGTTGGCCCTGATTCTTGCGGTGCCTCAATGCTTTCCAGACTTTCTTCCAAATCTCTTGCGCCGGGGAAGGCTCTGGCGGCAAATAACAGCATTTGTTTAGCCTGCTCAAAGCCTACAGCGCCAGATGCCACCAATGGGCCAATGGCCTGCAAAAACTGCACGGTGGCTGTCAAAAACTCTGTGCGGCTCTTTTGTTCTGTCGCGGAATCCATTGCACTGGATTCATCAGTATCCACCGACACGCGATATGAGCGCAGCCGGTCATCCTGCATAACAGCAACAACCTCTGGTGAAATCTCAATGCCGGTAATGCGCGAGAGTAATGACGGCTCTAGGTTTTCGACCATCAACTCTGCTTTTAGTTCCAGAATCTGGTCGAGGAACTGTTCTACGCGCCGTTGCCGGTTGACCAGACGCATGGCCCCGAACTGACCCTTGATGCGCTGCGCCGTGGCTGTCTCACGGCTGGCCGACTGACCGCGCATGATATCTGAGATGCCTGTGATCTCGTAAATGGTTTGCGTTATGATTTGCCGTGATTGATATAGCTGGGCTAGCGCCTTGATCAGATTGTCAAGCGGCGCTTCCTGCATGACATTGGCAAGACCGCCGCCAGCCTGAAGCATCGCAAAATTATCACATGGGATAAATTCATTATCGCTGGCATTGGACAGGCGCTGCAACTCGCTAAAGCTGGCATCGTAGACGCCGCGCCGTTTCAGGGCTTCGGTTAGATTGGCAATGCGCTGTGTGATCAGATCAAGCTCGAATAGCTGATCTTCATAGGTCAGTATCTCTGGCACCGGCACGGTTGTGTCTGTCGTGCTGATGGCATAAAGCGGCTCTGGCATTGGCCAGAAGCCCTCAAGATTGTAAGGATCGTCAAATTCTTCCAGCAACTCATTGAAATCACTGGCAACAAATATCTGCTTCAGGCTGCGCTTGTCCCAGATTTCATAGACCTCTGCCATGTCTGGCTGCTGGTCATCATCATAGCCGCCAGCATCCTCACCGCGATAGGTCAGCGGTATTTGCTCACCCTTTGCGCCGTAATAATCAACCAGTTCTTGGCGGGTCATCAGGTGCCTGAAGGCTATCCAGTTAACATCTTCCCAGCTTCTTGCCGGGGCCATTGTGAAATCCTGCCAATGGACATATTCACAGCGTATTGACTGCTCACCGATATACTCAATGGGCGCACCCTCAATGTACGGCCCCTGCGGCCCGACCTTGACCATGTTCTGATCAATCTCGCTGCCATCAGCACCGATAAATGCTTGGCCGATAGGCACCTCGCCCATCTGACCGGGCGCAACCTCGCCCATGCCCATGATCCTGTTTACTTGCACAGGAATGCGCTCCGGCTCACCCTCAACCAGCAATGGCTCATATGTCATACGCATCACGCCGCGTCCGACAATCAGCATATCCTCAATGACGCGCCTGACCGCACCGTCAAAATTATACACATCAAGCTGGTACTGCAAACCACGTTGCAAGACAGTCGAAATAATCCGGCCAATGGGGTCTTGGTCTTTGAAACGGCGTGTGACACGCGGCTTTGGCGTTTTGAAATACAAGCTGGATTTCAGCGTATCGACATTGCTGTAAAAGATGTTCATGCGTGTTTCGCGTGTTACGCGATCCGGCGTGTCATCTCTGTAGCGGTCAATGATGTTGTAACAGCGATCATGCCAGTTTTCCTCGAACCGTCTGGCACGCCTGATTTGCTCATTCCAATACCGCGCACGTTCCCCCTTCTTGGTGGGTTCGCGGTCATAATCATAGGATTCAGCCATTAAAGTCTCCAGCCCTGCGGCTTGCTTGCGTTATCCAGCCCAGCCATCATTTCGTCCACTGTCGGTGGACGCCACGGGTCATCTTCTATTTCCGGCGCTCTGCGCTGCCACGGTCTTGCCATGCAAGCGTATCTGATATCGTCAGCCGCATGATCTTCTTGGGTGGTGTCGATATCATGCTGCAAAACAGGCAATGTTCTGATCGTGTCCGTACACTCGCTAAAAACATAAAGCATTGGGATACCATCATCACCTATCAGGCGCTGTCTGACCTGATCCCATCCACTAATACGACTGTTATCTGCACGGCGAAACTTTACACCCATCTTGGACAGGCGCTCACCAATCGATGGCCCACCGTCAAATTTCCAGATGCTGGGATCGCCCACACTGAAATCCAGACGCTCATGGCGCTCACGGCTGCGAATACCGGCACCGACTTCCTCTGCGGTCATCCGCAGGCCCACATTTGGCCTGCCTGATGAGCCGTACCATTCGCGGTAACGGATCAATGCACCGTCTGGATATTTATCGTGATCATCTGCCACAGCCCACCAGCCCACGGAGAATGGCGAGGCGCTGCCCCAGTCAAATGACCTGAATCTTGTCCAATGCTGCGGTATTTCAAACGGCCTGATAACGTGCAGATCACGTTTCCAGACATCGCCAAAGAATGAGCCAACGACCAAATCCCAATCGCCTTCACGTAAAGCGCGGCCCAGTTCTTCTGGCAGTGCGCTAAAGCTAGAGGCATAGGACGGATCGATATATTTGTTGTCCTGCATTTTTGCAGGGATATACATGGTCAGCCAGCCACGATCCTTGTCGTTGTTGGGATCGCGCATGGTGTGATCATAGAAATAACTTTCAGCCGGTGCAGGGTCGATATAGAGCGCCTTTAAGAAATTATGGCTTTGACCGCCGGGATTGGCTGTCATTACCAGCCTTGGCAGCAAATGGCGCTGGCTTTCCTTTGGCTGGAAATTACCAAGGCGCATCCGGCTTTTAATGTAGCCCAACTGATACGGCGTCATCTGCCCAGCCTCATCGACTAGGGCAATATGTATCTCTGTTCCCTGAATACGGTCGCAATCGCTGTCACGTTCCAAATACTGGAACTGTATGCTGCTGCCGTTGTAGAACTCGTATCGCTTGCGCGTTTCGTTGAAATTGCCAAGCTCTTGAGGCATTTCCTTCTTCAGCGGCTGTATATGGTTGCTATCAAGCTCTGGCAACGAGCGCCTGAATATGAACGCCTGCAAGCCGGGGTTTTCTAGGCAAAAGCCGATAACATCCCAGCGCCCTGAATGTGATTTGCCACCGCCAGCCGCACCGCCGAACAATATCTGCTTGGCATGGCATTTATGAAGCAGCGCCTGTTTAGGCTGCGGCTCGTAATCCAGCACAATTGTTTTCTGGGCCATTATCTAAAAATGCCCAAATCATCCCTGACCTGTGTCAGCCGGGATGGGTCAATTCCAAGGTTTTGTACCGCTGTGTCAGGTAATGTTAGGAGTTCTCTTGCAACTGCTGCAAGTCTGTCGGGAGCAAGTGGTCTAGCACCAGTTCCTGAACCCCCAAAATCTCGTCCGGCGTCACCGCCTGCACGTTGCCCTTGTGCAACCGTAGAACGTGGCCCATCTCCTGCTCGAATAGCATTTTCTGTTGCGGGGAATAATCCAGTAACCCCGGCCCCAGAGTTGAAGCGACCTTCTTGGACAAATCGTTTAGTTGCGTTGGCTCTAAGTCCATCGTCTCCCACCCATTTCATAATGGCGATTTTTGGTAATCCTTGGGCTTCATCCCAACCAGTTGATCGCCAGTAATCCTCTAGATCAGCAATTTCTTGCTTGCTGTAGTAAGATGGATCGAAATCAATCCTACCAACCTCTTGAAACCCAAAACTAGCATAAAATCTTGGCAAAAATCCATCAGAAAATCTTTTTGATGGAACAGCAAACGCATCTAACGCCGTTGCACCTTCCTCAATTGCTTTCAAAACAGAAGCCTTGCCAACGCCTTTTGCGCCAACTTCATTGTTTATTACACTAACTAATGCTTTCTCGTTGCCGGTAAGTTCAGGCCCGTCAGGTGCTTTAACAAATGTTTCGTTGCCGCTTAAATTGTACACCTCATCATAATTATATCCGTTTTCTAAGCCAAAAAAGACCTCGCCATCACCAAGTTGGTATAACTCGAAATTGCCGCCTCGTATTTTCTTTTGCACCTCTGGCAGTTCTATCATTGTCAATGTTGATGACGCATCGCTGCTTTTTAAATTTTTCACAAAATCTGCCGGGCTAACACCGCCTTTGTTTTTAGCCACTTTTGATGATTTCCAATTCCCGGTAAGCAGATCAGCCGTCAAAGCAGCCTGCTTGGGGCTTGCAATAGACTGCGTTGCTAATTGCCGAATGTTTTCGATTTTTTCTGCGTTTAATTCCTCAACAGGCAGTGCCAAATCGAAGGCACGGCGCACGTTTTGTTTACCTTCTGCCTCTGCTTGGGCAAAGAAATCAGGGAACATATTTTTTGCACTAGTTGCAGAAATCCTAGCAACCGGCTTGCCTTTTATGCCGAATTCATAAGAGTTGTGTTGCAGCGACCCTTGCGTGCCAAGCCTAATCAAGTCGGCATCTTTATCTAGCTCAACCAACATTATCGCATCGCGGCTATTAAGACCTAATAACGCAGGATCGCCGGTTGCTCTGATGATTTTGTCTATGTTAGGCGCACCCAAAGCCTGCCCCCTCGAACTGCCGACAACGTCTGCAATGCGCTTGCGTTCCTCAAAATTTAGGCTTTTTACAAACTCTGCTGCCTGTGGGCTTTCAAAACCGGGCCAATTTTTCAGTTTCTGCAATTGTTTTTGATCTGTGCCAGATCGCACAAAAGCGTTTAATTGCTGCAAATTTTTTGCATTTATTCTGCCATCACGCACATAAGCCAATGTATTGCCAACAATCGAATTTACAAAAGTGGCATTAGATCGGTGACTGTCAGGATTCATGGCAACGACAAGGCCATAATCAGCCTCTTTTGATAATTTCTTTGTGCCTACGCCCTTGCCTTGCACGGCCCAAACAACACCAGCGTCCCTGCTGCCTTTGAGGTTTGGAAACTCCGGGCCACCTTGCAGTAGTTCAGGCGTGTCTAACTTGCTGCTATCGATGCCCTTGAACTCGCGCCCCGCACCAGTTAAATCAGCAACAATCGGAAATATTTTTTTGCCCTCTAGGTTTATGTCATCACTGCCGTCAAATCGTAATGTAGGCAGATCGTCAATCAGCCGATTGGCATCCATAGCAGCGTCAGCAACCCTAGCAGCCCTTGGTGTCTTTAACGCAGTGCCAAGCGCCACAGCACCGGGCAAGGCAGGCGGAAACACTGCGCCAGCAGCTAATGCAACATCACCAGCAGCGCCAAGCGTCTGCAAGCCAGCATCCAGATAATTACCCTGCCTGACATTTGCACCAAAGCTAGGCAGCATCTCGCCCGGCTGACTAGGATTAGGCGCACCGCCCATTACATCAGCAATGCCAGCACCGGGGACAAACAATGAGCCAGTAGCCGCTGCACCATAAGCAGGGCCAGCCATGTCGCTGAAGCGCGTAGGCTGCTCAATGTCAGCCATAGACGGCCGCATCTTGCCACTCATAAACCGGCTATCGCTAAACGGATCAGCACGCGCATCTGTCATCAGTTTCTGCGCCATCATGCGCCGCGCAAAGCCCTGTGGCTGTTCTGCCATGCAACACGATCCTTCTGCAACCTGAGAAAGCTGAAATTTGTAGACGGGGGCGTGATTGTATATCGCCTTCGCCTTCGCGCCGAGGCGGGGGCTGGGGGTTGTGGCCGGGGGGCGGTCAGAATCTGTCCCGCCTCTTAAAGGCGGCAACAAAGACCACCAGAATGTATAGTCACCATAGCTTTGCAGCTACACCATTATGCGCTGGTCACGATTTGGTCACGTTTAGCTGCCCGGCGTTACGTCTATGACCTCTGGCTCGTCACCACGAACAATGTTGATCTGAACCGCTACACCGCCGCCTTTGCCGCTGTCAGAGCCAAACGTGGCCTTCTGAGTGCGTTCTAAGTACCAGCTATCGGCACGCCAGTCCTTTTCTCCAGCCTTTCCAATGCGCTGCACCCTGAGACTGACCGCCGCGCTTTCTGCGGCGCGTACCAATCCAGCAAAGTCTGCATCTCTGCTCACCCATGCGTTAAAAGCATCGAGCGACACACCACTAGCCTGCGCTGCGTGCGTCTTAGGCACGCCATCCCTTAGCAGTCCTATGATTGCGTTGCGTACCTCTGGCGTATCCTTGTTGAACTTTTGCACACCACGCTTAGTGGTTGCACCCTTGGTTGCACTAGGTTGCATCTCTGCAACTGGTTGCACATTTTCAGGTTGCACTGGTTGCACTGCAACCGGCTGTCTTCGTACTGCCAGTTCCATGCCTGTTAGATGCTCTGCGTTCTTCAACGCTGTCTGCATCTTCGCTTGGCTATCGAGCCAGCCCTCGCGCTTGGCACGCTTCGCTATAGCCTGCCTACTAATCTCATAGTCTTGGGCCACCCTCGATGTAGGTTCGCCCTTCATCAAACGCGCAGCAATTTCATCCCAGTCAACAAGTGATGGCTGAAACTTTCTCATAGGATTTCCCGGTGGTTGCACTTGGTTGCACTTTTGCTGCAACCGCAGTTGCGCTCAGTATAACGCAACGGTAACATATTTCATGCCGTTTGCAACAGACTTATTATATTTAATTATTAACCTTGACACTTTGTGTCATGCTCACTATATTAAAGGTATAGAGTAATTCAACCAAGGGAGATGGAAATGCACACTCAAGATGAAATCATCAAGGAATTAAACGCAATGAAATCTGTCGGCATGGATGTGCCAGCAAAAGCATTTGAGTTAGTTCAAACAGAAGATTTAGATGACTACGATGATATGAAGCGTGGCGAGGTTGCTGATTTGCTTTGTGATCTTGCTAGAGCCTAAATCTTGTAATGGTATACAGTAATTCAATTGAGGAGATGAAAATGGCTTGGGAGTTTTACGAAACAAAGGAAGATGCAGCGTTAGCTGGTAAGCCTGACGGTGGATACCTTGTTGAGTATGGCATTGAAAACAGCGGTACTGGACAACGGAAAACTCAGGCTTTTGAAACTTTAATCGAAGCACAAGAATGTTTGAAAAATGTAAAAGCACAGAAAATCGCTTCTTACATTGCAATTTACCAAACAGAAATTTATGGCAATAAAAACTATGCCACGTTTGTTGAGGGAGTTTAAAATGACACAAAAACTTCTGAAAGAATCAGAAATTAATATCAAAAACATTCGCCTACAGTTTTATGAAATCGAAACTGTAATCCAAGAACTCGAAGAAGATGTTCAAGTGGGTAAGGAAGAATTAAACCATTGGAAAGAACGCCGAGAATCTTTGTTGCAAAAAATGACATCTGAACAAAGATCACTAGTCCTAGATGATTTTGATGAAATTCCTCATATTCTGCAAAAAACACTTGAAACTGTAAAATCGCAAGAGGCAGCTCAGTGACATTGCTTTATGCATGATTTTTCGCAATACCAGACTTATGAAAGGTGCGCCTGTTATCAATCCAGTCTCCAACGTCTTTTGGCCGATAATAAACTCTAGTCCCTAGCTTAATAAATGGCGGCGCGTGCTTGGCTCCGCTAAATCTCCAATATTGAAGCGTCTTAACTGAAATGCCTGTCACATCAGATAATTGTGTTTCATCATACAATTGTATTTTGTCCATTGCTCACTCCGTTGTTAAAAAACTTGCAGTTACTGTAAACTGCTAAAAAAATAAAACCGTGGGCCAGAAAATAATGTCGTAAAAAGTCACGTTATTACATTGAGTTTGGCTTTAAATATGCTTAAATGGTGTTTGCCGCGGAGGTCTTGGCTGCAAAGCTGGGTACTGAAGCAATCTAAAAGGCAGCGACAGGCAAGCAACTTATTTGATGCTCCCCTGTCGTTTTTCTTTTGTGGAAACGATATTGTGAAAAAACCGTGTTCTATTCCGATACGTTGTAATGCAACCTAACCAGCGCATCCATGTAGTTGCGCTTGACCACCCTGCCATCAGTCCCCATGCCCAACAACCTCGCTAGGCGTGTCCACGGCGCACCTCTGGCCTTGAACGCCGCGCTATGCGCGACTGCCCAGACCAGCTTGCGATCTGGCTCCGGCATTCGGGCCGTTAATTCCAGTGCCTGATCATAGTCACTGATCTGCTTTGAGGTTGGCCGCAGAACTGTCTCACCTATCTGCGTCCAGCCATATCCATGCCAGTCATTGATAACATCAGGCCAAGCTGCCATTTTCTGCTTTCGAATGGCTGGCGGCAGGCGGCGATCTGTTTCGGCAGCTTCTAAGAACAGGCTATGTAGGCTGTTAACGTCTGTCATATTCCAATTCCTGTCTTTCAATGAAATCACGCTGCTGAAACTGGTTCATCTGCCAGTAACTGGTTCTGGCATCTTTAAACGCCTCGACTGACAACTCATCTCTGAGCCGGTTCCATACTCTGTCCTGTCTCGCAGCCCATCGATCTTTGCTGCTTTTATCCGCGACACACCTATAATGGTAATTTGTGTGCTTCACAGTACGGCTTATAAGCTGTTGTATTTGCTCACGTTGCAATTTTTCGCTTGACGGATTTTTTTCGCTTTGTAAAATCAGTGTTACACTCCCCGTGTGGCTAAAGTTTCACGCTTTTTCTCTTTAAACATTTATTAATTTCTGCCCTAGCCTATGAGTGCTTCATAGCTTCGCGATTGGATTACACAGTGATGTAATCCAATAGGGCTACACTAGGCACGTGAGACAAATGGCTTGCTGTGCCTTTCTTTTGCTACAACCTCGCGCCAGCATGAATCATTAGCGCATAGCAACAATCTGTTTCCTGTCATAATCCAAGTCCCCTGATTGATCCTGTGATCCTTTCCGCACACCGCGCACGGCTCTGATTTGCCGCTTGGTGTCGCGCCCTTCGCTCTCCGCTTCATTGACCCATATCCCCATGATTTTGTACGCCAGCGCATGGCGCAGATAATCCAGCGTCAGCACACCCGGACTGCCCTTCAAATGCTCTGGCAATGCCTGATAGTTGTAATCCTGTTCAAGCTGCATATCGTTGCCCAGGCGGCGCACTGGCACGCCATACGCCGCTGCTATGTAGAACAGGCCGCAACCTAGCCCGATCAGGCGGCTGATCTCTTTGTCAGCCTCTATCAATGCTGCCTCGCGGTTCATTGAGCTTCCCACCTAAATTTTGCTTGGCCCGTTATCTGCTGGTTTTGTCTTTCAATCCGTGACTGCCAGCCCTTTCCAGAAAAACCATTGTTTTCATGCACCACGCTCCAACCAGCGCCACGCAAACTCGCGCCACTCTCGCTTTGCAATGTATAAGTGATAAGTTTTGTGCCACCCATCGCTTTCCATGCACGCCAGCAAGCAGCATATAAGAAACTGCAAGCGCCTTTCTGGCTGTCATCTAAAACGCAACAGCGCACAACTTCAGCAGCGAAACCGTCATCTAAGTGGCGGCAAACAGGGCGTCCGACAATCGCAACCCCGATCAAATCATCATCTGACGCGCAACCAATAGAAAATCTTGCGCCCACTACTGGCTTGTTGTGACGGTGATGTAGGGCAACAAAATTGTTGGCCGCTTTTAACGTTAGTGGGATTGCGTTAAGGTGGCCCATCATTTGCTCTTTGCTGACACAAAAGTCATGCCCAAGTTCTTCAAAGCCTTAGTTCGCTTCTGTGCGCGTAACTTGCAAATTTCCACGGCATCAGCCTGCGACTTGGCCCTGACACAATATGATTTCTGATAGGTCAGTTCTAACGTGACATCAAACTTTGGGTGCGGTGGCTTATTCTTCATCTTCATCACCCCTCTGACCTGACCCATCACATTCCGGGCATAAAGCCGACTGAACACATCCAAAGCCGTCAGGCTCGTAAACCCAGCCGCGTTTACAGCTTGTGTAGCTGTTGCTGTATCCGCACCCTTCATTCATCACGCACCGCCTTTATCGTCAGGCCAATCTGCATGGCAATCTGTGGCACTATTGCGTTCCCAAGCCCCTTCAAGCGGCTAACACGGTCTTTGACGCCTGTGGCTACTCTGGGAATGTCGGCTGGCTCTCGCTCCCATCCGTCAAATCTGTCCATCCGCGTGGGTAGCCCATCAACCAAGTGACAAATTCGGGATTCAAGCTGCCGCTTGTCTCCGAAACCACTATTGATAAATTCAGTTGCTTGCCCTTCGCCTCTCTGCGTTGAATTGCTGGCATCCCTCGATGACCCCTGTCTCTGTTGTCGCTGGCTTGTGGTGTCGGCCACATTGCTATCGCATTTGGCAAGGTGTCCGCTGGGTGTCCTTTGCGTTCCTGTCTGCCAGCCCCTGACTTCCCCTTGTGATCCCTCGTTGTCGGTGTCGGCCACATCCTCACCGCATCGGTCAGTGCTGTTTGCACTTGCTTGCCACTTTTCTTGCTGTGGGGCTTGGACACTCCGTCCCAAGGCTGCCCATTGCTGTTCACCAACTCGCCGCTGTTCGTAATTTTGTTTGCCGCTGGTGTCGGCCACATCCTCACTTGGTCTGACAGGTTCGCACCAAACACCAGATTGCTGCTGTAGCTGATGCGTCTGCCCTTCTCGTCCATCGGCCCTGCCCCACCCGCTACATCCGTTGTGCGCGGCGTTGCCCACATTTCTTGCGATGATCCAGACCCTTTTTCTGTGGTGCGGGGCACCGACAATCGCGCCGCTTGGAAATATGAACGGCCTTGCGGCGTAGTCTTGATTTGCCAAATCATTGAGTACTTCATCAAGGCCAAGGGAAAGATGCCCATAAACATTTTCGAGAACGACCCAAGCGGGTCTTTTGTGTGCAATGATTTCAGAGATGTACGGATAGATGTGGCGTGGATCGCTCGTTCCTCTCCTTGCCCCGGCTTGTGAGAAAGGCTGGCACGGATAGCCAGATGATAGGATGGTGTTTCTGGGGTCAGTTCTGGGAATAAATCTATCTGGGTCATCGGCTAATTCCTTCACATCAGTTGCAATCGGCACATCAGGCCAATGCTTTGCTAATACCTTGCGGCTCCACGGTTCGATGTCGCAGAACAGGACAGGCTTAGATAAGCCAGCCCACTCAAAGCCAAGAGCAAAGCCGCCGATTCCTGAGCAGAGGTCAACATGGCGCATTAAATCAGCCACCAGCAGCCTCACACATTTGCCTGACGATGCTTGACTGCGTTGTATCACGCAGCTTGATCAGCGGCTTTAGATACGCCTCGACATGGCCAATGCGCTTTGCCGTAACGCAATAGACGCCGCAGCAACGCAAACGCTCTTGAATATCCTTTTGATTTGCTGACAAGCTGCCGCCTTTCGGGCGCTTCAATTCGATCATTATCGGGCCTTTTGCAGCCTTGTCACGCCATCCATTATCGGGGACAAAGATTTCCAGATCAGGCCAGCCAGCCGCCATGCCCAGCTTCTTGAGCCGCACTTTGTAAGCAACATGACGCCTGCCTTCGTTGGGGCTGTGATGCCAGACTGAACCTAGAGGCAAAGCCATTTGCAGCCAATGGACTACATAGGTTTGCAATTCATCCTCTGTCATCATCAGTCAACCCGTAAAAGTCGTTGGGCTGCACCTCGCCATCAGTGATCCTGACGATCGCCTGCATAAATTTTGCTGATGGAATCTTGCGATCTTCATCACCCGGCGGCAAACACCAGCGCCTCGAAACAGTGGCATGGGCAGCGCCTGTGCGGCGTGCTAACTCGGCAAATGACCAGTCTTTGGCCAATCTGAAATCATTTAATGTCATGTATCCGTAATATGCCACTTGACACAGTAGGTCAAGTAACCTTATCACAAGAACATGGCTATGACACAATATGACACGGTGATAACATGATGCTTATGAATAACCTGAAGAACATGATCAAGGCGTCTGATCGGACATTGCGCGATGTTGCCGCGCAAAAAGGCATCACGCCTGAATCAATAAGCCGTCAGTGCAATGGTAAAACGCCTCTTAATGAGTATGACGCACAGGACTATGCCGAAATTCTAGGCTGTAATCCGTGGGATATTATGTATCGGAACCCACCAGTGCCGCTTCTGGCAGCGGTGATGCCGTGGGACGAAACAACTGATGAATATTTTACAACGCATATGCCAGATTCTAAGATACCGACAGGCGATGACGGTGGAAGGCCAAGGCTTTTTGTTGCACACGAATGGTCTACTGAGCGTTCAAAACGGTTCGAGAACAAGTCTGTCTATCTGCATGATTATTACAAAGATGAAGTAATGGCGGTCTACTGGGACAACACTGTTGAGTTGCCACAAAACAATATCATCTTAGCGGGTGCGATCCAAATCGTTGATGCAGAGCCACTTCGCACAAAAACAATATCTAAAGATTGTTTCGGCCATTTTAGCTATTCCATGACCACAGAAGGCGAGTTGCTATATGGAATCCTATATCAAGCTGGCAAAAATAATTACACAATGGAATCAATAAATTTTGGCAACTATACAAATCTTGAATTAGAGTGGGCTGCGCCATCTTTGATGTTTATAGAGCGTCCTAATCTGCGCGGCGTGAAAATTGTTGAACGGCCCACCGCAAAGCTAAAAGAGGTAATTGGCACCAAGGCGCAAAGTGGGGTGTTAAGTTAGAATAATATTTTATAATATGTAGCTTGACACTAAATGATATGGTCGTTAGAACCTTGGTAGAGTTATTTCTATCGGGTTTTTTTTATGTCGTTACCACCAAGCACCAGTTGGGCTGCATCAAAACACTACCATCATCACAGTAACCCGGCGTCACGCCCGGTGTGCCGCACTCTATTTGAAAAGTGCATTATTAGGCCAAAGGTCAATAAGGCTTGGATGATCATCAAGGGTGATCTGGTGGGCGATAAGCAAGCTGCCAGAGCGACCATTGATCTTTATGC